AAGCGAGCACCGCGATTGGCGCCGACAGAATTAAAAGTATGAATTCGTCCTTCCAGTCTGATTGTCTAGCTTCTAACAGTTTGCCCTGATATTCAGACTGACCATCGGCCATTTTTCTAGCGTGCATGTGTTGTGCATCCGCCATAGCCATTTTAGTCTCTTGACGCTTCTTATAAATATGCGTCCCAGCGTTTAACGCTAGTTTTGCTAAACTAAACCAGGCCATTAGTATGCCTTAGAGTTTCTTTTCTTTTCTGGCAACATTCTTTTCTGTCCGCCTACTGGCATTTCAGGTTTTCCTGTTGCAATATAATTAAAAGCTTGGTCAGCAGTTGTTTTAGATCTAGGATCTACCTCGATACTTTGTTCTGCAACCTTAACTTCTTTTATTTTATCTAGTCTTTGCATTTATGCTCCTTTTTTTACTCCTTTTATAACACCTTTGTTCTTAGATGCATAGAATATCTTTTCACCCTTCTTTTTGCCGTACTGTTTCTTCATAGATTTCATAATTTTTTTACCTTTTTTGTTTAATGGCATAATTAATCCTCTATCATGACCTTGGCTTGGTCAACTCCTGTCTTTGCAAGACTTACACCTGCTCTTAATTTAGCTAAATCTTCATTTTGTTCTAATTTATCTTCAAAATTTTCAGTTGATTGCATTAATCTTGCTCTTGCAATGTCTTGTTGAGCCTTGTCATTGTCTTTTTTACGCTCGTTTTCCATCGCACGTAGGTCAACTTCTCTAGATTTTAGTTTTAGAAGTGGGTCAGAGTCAAATTGTGATGTAATTTTCTTCTCTTCTTTCATAAAATCCTCTGTCATCTCTGCAATCAACACAGATTTTCTAGCTTCAATCTCATTTGTTAACGATTGCATCTGTTGTTGCATCATCGGATCTGTAGTTGCCTGCATTTGCATCTGTTGCATCTGCATCATTTGCTCTCTAAACTCTAATTGCACCTGTTCTTGTGCCATTATTGATATGTGTTCTAAAATATTTTTTTGTATCGCAGCCATAATTGCAGGATTATTTCTAACCATGTTGGTTGACATAAAATTTAAGTGTGCAGTTATGTGTGCTTGGTGGTCTTGACCAGGAAAAGCTTGAAATGGTTTACCAGTCAAAGCGTTTATATGTTCCATGCTTGGGTCCATTGGCGCTGTTGGTGCAGGTGGTGGTAAAACTGTGTCTACATTTTTAACACCAATCGCTTCGTACATATTTCTATAAACTTGATACAAGTTGTGTATCTGTGGATTAGATGTTGCAAGTTGCAACTGTGTTTGTGCAAGTGTAATTCTTTGAGACATAGAAAATATGTTTGGATCTGCAACTGGTATAACATCTATTCTATCGTCAAAGTCTGTTTGCTTTACGTTTCTTGCACCACCAACTACATCGTATGGATATTCTGGTGGTAGATATTGTGCTACAGCTTTTGATAATAATTTAAACTCATCTTTCATTGCTGCATAACATCTTTTGTGTATAGCAGACATTACTCTTGAACCACGCTCTAGTAATGCGACTGTTGTACCTACAGCAGCACCTTGATTACCGTCACCAACTTGCATGTCAGCTATCGCAGCAAATCTTTGTCCTGCTTGTACAACTATACCTAATAAATTTAATAATGTTTGTGATGGCTCTTTGTATGGTAATGGGAAGAATGCATCTCTCAAACTACCACCTGGAGCATCTACATCTTTAAACTCACCAGGCTGTATAGGAGCTGCTTCGTCTCTGACTCTAACACCTCTTTGTTTAAATCCTGCTGGTAAGTTTGACAATGTTCCCGCATCTAATAATTGACGGAGAGCAGACGTTGCCGTTCTGCTCAATCCGCCAATCATGTGAATGAGTCCAAAGCCATAAAATCCAAGTCCTGGCAGAAATTTGAAGTGGACAAAGTATTGGATCTTATTTTTCTTTAGATCATCGGGCGCATAGTTTCTCCGTATGGAGAGAACTAATCGGCTACCTTCTTCTACAGTTACTATGTAGGGTAATTTTATTCCTGTTGGTTCTCCGTCTTCACCAACTTCTTCAAAACCTTCTAAGTCTAAATTTACATGACACTCAAGTAGGGTATACATTGATTCTTGTTTACCAACTTTTTTAGTGCCATCTAACTCTCGCTCTTTTTTTTCAACATCATTTTTTTCTACAGTGCCTGGTGGCGATAATTCTATATCTCTGTAGAAACCATTAACTTGCTGTTTTCGTAATTCGTTTTCTGACATTTTTACAACGTGTATTACAGACTCTGCATCATCTAAACTAGTTGCTGTGTATGGCACAACTAATTCATCTGCAGGTACAAATTTAGATACTACTCTACCTAGTGGTACATCATAGTAAACTTTTTTAAATGTGGAACCTGCAAGTGGTAAATGAAATAACATAGAATCAAACTCTTCTTCGTATTCTTTCATCTGATCCATGATTAAATAATTCATATAATCTTTCACACGTTGTGCTTGTTGCTCAACTGGTGGTGATGATGCTCCTATAATCTGTGTTCTAACTGGACCATCACTTGGTAATAATTCTTTGTATGCTTGTGCTTGAAACTGTGTAACAGCTTCTGCTAATACTGGGTGTGTTGCACCACTAGCCCCTTGAAATGGTTCTGTTCTGTTTTCATATTTAAATCCTAAAAGATCTAAACCTGATGTGTAAGATTGTTCCCAATCTTTTCTTGATGACTTATAATCCATGTAGTTTTGCACCATGTCATTACCTACTGGATCTAAAACATCATCAGGTAAAATATCTGCTAAGTTGTCAAAATGATTTTCTGTTCCAGGTATGTTGATTGCGCCTGGTTCAAAGTCTATTGTAGCTCCACCGTCTTCTTCTGGTGTAACTTCTATTGGACCTTTTTCTGGTGTCTCCTCTTGAACACTAACTTCTTGTAACTCTTCCTCTGAAGGAATGTCAATCTCAGTTCTAGTGTTAGGGAGCCCTTTATCTATTTCTGCCATTTAATACTCCTATATTTTATTACCACGTTTTAACAGTCCTCGCAACCCTTGTGAGTCTGGGTTCATGGATTCTAGCATAGCACCTGATCTATCGCCTGCTTGTTTTGCAATACCTCCGCCTGCAAATCCTTTTATATTTTTAATAAGGTTGTCAAATTCTTGCATCTGTCTCTCTTTGTCCTCTATTGCATCTATTCTCTTAGATTCTTTTATAGAATCTTTTGCACCTGCAATAGTCGCTTCTCCTATTAAACTACCAATACCTATTGGTGATGCTATTCTTGCTGCACGTAAAGCCATTTTTGGCGACAAACCTAAATTTAAAAATCTTTGAAAAATAGGGTTAGAAGTTATTTTACTAGTTTGTTTTACAAGTTGTGGTGCAAAGGCTGCCTCTGCTGCAATACTTGCTCTATCAATCGCTGACGTTGGATCGACACCAAATCCTGCTGTTAATCCTAAAGTTCCCGCTGGTGTTGGCACAGCTTTTATTGCTTCACCAAAACCTTTTAAAAAACCTAGATTCATACCAAGCGTTGGTCCTTCTGATTTTAACATGCTTTGAATTTTTTTTATTTGAGATGGTGTTACTTTTGTAAAAGTTTGTGTTGGACTTACATCAGCTGCTTCAAATAATTTTGGATTATTTTTTGCATAGGTTTGAAAGTTTTTATTTAAATTACTTAAATTTAATAAAGATTTACCTATCTCATCTTTAATATTTAATTTTTGAAATTCTTTTACACCATATTTAAAATTAGTTGCATCATCACTAATCTTACCAATGTTAAGTTTTAAGTCTCTTGCTATTTTTTCTACAGCTTTCTTTTTATTTAAATTATTACCTTGCACAGCTTTTTCATATTGCAAGGATAGTGTATCTTTAAAACCATTATTAAGATCTGCATCTAAAACATTTACTCTAGTTAATTGATCTGTTGTTGCATTAAATAATTTATTTAAACTAGATTTAGATAAAGGGTGATCTAACTCAAAATTTATATTAGGGTATTTAGCATTAATAGCTTGTTTTAATTGTCTATACTCATTTAAATTTTTTTTAATAGCTAAAAATTTTTTAGGATTGTAATTAGGATTTTTATTTTTAGTGCCTTTTGTAAATTCTCTACCAAAGGAGTCAAAAAATATTTCATCTATTTTATTTCTTTCATATTTAATTAATTTTGATTTCCACAATTTATTTAAAGCATTGTCAGAAATATTTGCATCATCAGGTAACCAATTTAATTTAGCTGCTGTTTCTTTACCTGCCGCAATCATTCTTTTTTTATAGATATTTAATTGTAAACGTTCTGCTGCTTTTTTTACCGCTCGCATAGAAACATTATTTTTTTTTGCAAAATTTTTTGGGTTGAAAAAATTTTTAGTATTAGTCGCCTCAAGTAATTTTATTTGAAGATCTGCCTCTTTAGTTGCTCTTATATTTCTTTTAAATATTCTAGCTTCTTTTCCAGGTCTAAACTGACCTGTTTCTTTTATATTTTTTTTAAATTTTTGTTTAAAATTATTTAATATGTCTTTTGTTTTTTGATTTTTGTAATCAGTATCTGTTAATATCTTATCTAAATTTTTTATACCTGTCTCATCTGTAAAAGCTTTTCTTACAGCATCTTCGCCGTGTTTATCAAAAAGTTCTTGAAACGCTTTTTTTCTTTGTTCTAAATTATATTCTGTTATTTCTTTATAACCCTGCCTTACGCCACCAAAACCTGGCTCAACTAACATACCACCACCTGCTTTTTCTTCTCTAAAAGCATTTTGAAACATTTCTCTATCTAATGCTTTTTGTGGTCTTTCTTTTATTTGATCTAATGTTGTAACTTCTTCATCATCAAACAACTCCATCAATTCTATAATCTTAACTTGTTTAAATGGATCTGGCATTACTGTCCTAACATCATTGCAATACCACCGTCTGCTTTTTTAATGGCAGGTGTGTCCGCTGAAACTTCTTTTATAATTTCCATTTTAGATACTTCATTAACATCTGTTGCATCTGCTGCTGTACCATCTTGATCAAACTCTACTTTGTATTCGTCATACTCATCAGCTGGTGTGCCTTTTGTAGTTTCATCAGCTTGACCTTTTTTGTAAACCATCTCAGTTCTATCTTCTATAACATCATAAGATTCATCACCAGAAGACGCTACACCCATTTTATCTTTTTTAACTATTATTTCACCTGTATCTAAATCTTCCACTAATTCATACTCGATACCGTCTTTACCTGTGTATGTATATTCATTAACTCTTTCTTTATAACTTGGTGTTTGTCTTTGTTTACCAAATATTTTAATTTTATTTACTAGATCAAAAAAATATGGTGGTACAGTTTTTGCTGCTTCGACTGCTTTTTCTGCTACAGGTGCTGCAACCTCTGCACCTTTAAAAAATTTACCAATAACAGGCAGTGCTGTAATACCACCCATAAGTTTCATAAACGTTCTTCTGTCCATGCCTTTTTTAAAACCAACTCTTCCACCTATTGCAAAATCAGAATCTATATCGTCTACCATCATGTCAATCTTATCTCTAAATTGATCTTCTGAACCTTTAAACTTTCCTTCGCTAACTGCTTTGTCGTAGGCTTTTTTAATTTTTCTATCTTGTAAAGTTATAGATTTAGCACCTTCTTGTGTGCCACCTGTAATAGTTTTACTTGGATCAAGAATTCTACCTTCCATATCAACAACTTTTTGTTGATCTCTAAATCTTTGATTAGCTTCTTGTTTAATTTTTATTTTCTCAAGGCCGTCTGGTCTTCTACCAGTTGCTTTGATAAAACCTTTTGTTAATTGGAGGATCATATCCGCTACTGTCATTCCAAATTTTATAGCCATTAGTAATAATTCCTTTTACGAGTCTCTGCCTTTTCATCTACGTAATCTTCAGGGTGATCGATCAGACCGCCCTGTCTGAATCGCATTATGGCTTGGGTCGTAGAGTCCACCAAGTCATCATGATCACCATATGGGAATGCTGCGCATTCTTCTATGACTTCCTCAGCAAATTTTTGCTCAGGAGCCCATATCATACCAGATTCGAACAAAGGTGCAACCGCATTTACACGTGCATGCTTATCATTTCCTCTGGACGGTGTGAAGTTAAGAACAGGTATGTCCATCTTCCTTAACTCGTATGTAAGTGGCAAACCACTAGCTTTTGC